GTACAATCTTCTGTTGCCCAAACTTCATCTTCATTATAAACTTTATCAATACACTGAGCAATCAAATCAAATGATTGTTCCATCTGATTTTGTTCTTTCATATCAAAATTAGTCTTAATAAATTCATCTAAAGATGGGTATTTCAATTCCATCATAAGATTATCATCAAGTTTAATTTTATTAGTATGATTTTCATCTTTAACACATTTAATATCATCCAAACTAATATTAACTTTTACTTCAGTCACCTTATCATCAGGACAAATAATATTAACATCAAGATCTTCCCCAACAGACTTACCTCTGATATTAAGGAACAAATATTCAATATCAAATGTAGGAAGTGTTTCTACTTTAACACCTCTAGTTTTAATACATGCTTTAATAACTGTCTTGATAGCAGTCGTAATTTCTTTGGTGTCTTCACTTTCTAATGCGAGGACAAGAAGTTTCTCTTCTTTAACTAGAAAAGGTCTATATTGAATAGTCTTTCCTGTTGATGGCAACTCCAATTCATAAGTTGGGGTAGCAATTTTTGGTAAAGGCATAATATCCTAATACAATTCAGTGTATTTTATTTAGCACGGAAATTTAAGTTCTAAAAAATCCTATCAAGTGTCTTTCCTGCAATTTTACCTATGATACCTGATCTTTAGACAGCAGACTTAATTACACCACCTATATTAAATCCATTAGCAACATTATTATAACTTGCTTGTGCAGATGGAATTGGAGAACTAGTAAATTCCTTTGTACTACTACCTACATCGATATAATATCTACTATATGCAAATGAAACATTACATTTCAATAAATCAGAAGCATCATATGTAATTGGCATAGAAGAAATTGCTAATGGAAAACAATTAACAAACTTATATGTAAGTGGTTTTACTGCATCCTTATCTTGATCAGAATTCTTTTCAAATTTAGTAATCTCCAACGGTCCTTTATAAGTATTTGGAAACTTCATTCTATAAGAATAATTATCTTTTAAAGATTCATCTGATTTTTCATTGGTAATATATTTCATCCATCCTTCAAAAAATCTAATTGGCATATATTGTTCTGCATCACAATAAAAATTTAAATCAATACGATCATCAAACTGTCTTCTATATACATGTCTTTCAGTAACTCCTGGAAAGTCATTTGTAATTTCACTCGTTGCTAATTGAGAACCTGGAAGTTGTGCTTCACAGCACTGAAGAT